GTTAATCGCTGATAATTTTGTAGTTTGTTCTAAAGCCATGTTGTATTGTTTTCCAAAAAATAGGGGAAGGGATGTGGGATTTACCGCACCCCTTCCCCCATAAAATATAAAGGTCTACGAACTTAGGTCGTCAACTCGTAGCAGCACTCTTCCCGAAGAACATCGTGGCCCATAGCGTACTTAGCCAAGATAAGGTGGCCAAGACGATCCATGAAATACTCAGTTTCAACAGAAAGATCCATCAACTTAACTGTTCCCACGGCTTCCTTCTGGAAAACAACACCGCGAGTACCGCTAAAGTTAGCTCTACCGTATCCAACACCGTTGTCCCCAAACACATCGTTTTTGATTTGAGCCGAAGAGTGTACGTTGGTTTGGCCACTTTCGTTAGTAGTAGGAACGTTGTTGCACTTAAGGAGACGAATTCCGGCAACCGACATAATAGCTCCGGAAGCCATGCTACCGTTGCCTTCAGGATTGTAATCCCGATTAATAATTTCGTTGCCTGCCGACACCAGCTTGTAGTAAAACTCTGGAGTAAGAACAGCATACCTATCGTTAGCCGGGACGTTTTTTTCGTCCATCGCCTTTGCTGCGGAGAAAAGAGCGCTTACAATACTGGCCGCGGTCGTCCCACCGCTAGTACTGAACGCGCCTCCCAAGAAAGGACTAGTCGTGGACGTTCCACCAAAACGATCTGTGGTACGGCGAGCGCCTGCAACGACTGTTCGAATAAGATTCTTATCGAAAACAGAAGACAAAGCACGACCGATTTCCGTGCTATAAATAGAACGGACGTCGTAGTGGTTCTTCATCTGGTCAATGTCTGCAACAAACACGCTAGAAGTAAGCACATCGTCGATTTTAATTGTTTTCTCGTTGTGTGCAAACTGCTGAACGTACTTAGATGCAATGTTGTTGCTACTGTTAAACGCTTGATTAACGGTACCGCCGCCAGCGGCAGCCCCGAAAAGGGTGTCGCCGCTTGCAGCAGACAGGATGCTTTCTCCCGGCGTGTGGTAGGTGGCGTTTGCCGTACCGGTAACAGGGAACTGGGCTTCCTTACCGCTGCTAATCGTGCGGACACGGTGCAGAGGCATCATAACATTGTTAGTCTCAAAAGTAGTAATAATCTCTCCTGAGAACATTTTAAGAAACAACGCATCGTTGTCCACGGGCGTGATGCTGCTGCTTTTGCCAGGTCTACTGGGGTTTGTAAAACTATAACTAGACATAAAAACTCCTATAAAATTGAATTAATGAATAAATGAATGGCAAAAACAACACCGATTTAAATAGTTATCCCTCGCAAGGGGCCACAAAATCAAGGCGCTTTTTGGCTTGCCAAATGCCTGAAAAGAAAACCCCCGCAGTAAATTTCTCTACTACAGGAGTTGAGATGTAATAATATAAAAATAATTTTATTCGGGTACTTCAGCTACCCACCAACCCGCTTCAAGCCTCACCTTGTTTTGAGACTTGATCTTTGTTCCGTCCTTCTGAACAACAAACACTCTGGTTTCCACCGGTTCCGCAATTTGTACTGGTGTTCTCGGAGGAACAAGAATCACGGTACTCGCGCACCCGGTCAATAAATTTATGCTTAACGCCACCGGCAGTAGGATCGGCGTTTTTAGCTTCAACGTTTTTAGTAGATAACCCATATAAAAATTCCAGTAAAGCAGAAAACAAGCCTTTTAACATCATCATCATTCTTTATTCGCGGCGTCTTTTGCAAAAATTAGACCAAGCCCCGCAACGGCAGCCGCAATAGCGCTTGTATAGTCTGGGCTTGTTGCGGGATCTCCGTCAAAGAGTGCTGTAATCAGAGCGCACAAGGACGACAAAATAGCTGCGATTCCAAGAACAGTTGTGTTTTTGTTTTTCAATTTTTATGCTCCTAAAACGTTTGAAAGTGCAACCCTTGATTCTACCTCTTTACGATATGCAGGGTCTTTATCATATCGAGGATCTTTCATTGCTTGCACAATTTCTGCAATGCTTCGGTATGCTCCAGACGAGGATGCTGTGGAGGTTTCCCCAAGAACCAGAGGCGTTTTGCCGGGAACCCCCGTAGAAGCGTACCAACGGGCTTTAAGGCCATCTACAGCAAGGTTAATAGAGCTTGTGTTGCCAGACGAAACCGTTGAGTTAAAAGCCTCAATTTCGCCCTCATCGAGGTTTTCTGCTGCCCATTCAACCATCTGTGAATAAGCCTCTCTGCCTCCCGCTCTAGACATAATGGAATTGTTCTGGGCTTCCATTAAACTTTGTTGCCCCTGAATATAGCTTCGAACAAAACTTTCTGGATATCCCAAATTAACGATTTTCTTAATAGAATCTTCGCTAACAGTTCCGGTTTCCGAAAACTCTTTGTGGAAAGGTTCTAATGAATTAGAATCGGGCGCTTTGGTTGGCTCGGGAATTTTGGTTCCTACTTTGCGCTCTAACTCTTTATAAGCCGCCGCCATATCTTCAGGAGTGGCAAACTTTTCAGGAAGCCAAGACGGTTTTGATTCCTTTGCCGCCGGTTCCCCAGATTCCGGTTTATTCTTTTCTTCTGCAACCGAAGCTTCCTCTTCCTTTTTACGGATGCTTTCAATATAGGCCTCTTCCTTACCTACCTCTCCGTTTACTTCTTCGGTGCTACGATTAATAACGATTTTTTGTGTTTCGCTCATTGTGGGCTAACTTGATTTTGAACCATGTTTCCTATTGTTTCTGCTGCTTTCGGTCCGGCCATTTGTAACAACTGTTGTTGCTGCGCCATTTGCGCTTCTTGCTGTAACTGCTCGTCTGTTTTGATAAGTCCCATTGTATCAATACCTAGAGAAGCTGCGCGCCTATTTAAATATTCTTTTAGATTAAGGAAATTTCCCAAAGCTTCTGGACCTACCAACTGGGCAATACCGCTTAAGAAGATATCTAACCTATTAAGATCCCCGCCATCTATGCCTGTTACAATAGTAGGAGTAATAAACTTTTTGTTCATTTTGGGCATTTTTTTCTCTTTTGTTAGCCGGTCTACAATTCGGTTGACAAGAGGAAGTTGGAATTCTAGTGAAAGAATGCTGTAAATACCCCCTAACTGGCGCTCTATGCTTTGGGTAACTAACCTAACTTCTTCAGCCGTAACCCGTTCTGCATTTCTAATACTGGCTTCTGTAAGCATAAACGCATAGCTTAGGCGTTCGTTAATAGACCCCATTGTCTGAAGGGCTACAGATAAATCGCCTGATTTTTGAGCTTGTAAAACGGTTACATCTGCGGCATTTCCTTCGATAATAGATCCGTTTAAGCTTTGGGCAATTTTCTTAGCCCGTGTCGTTCCTACGGGGTTAACCAGAAAAACAATCTTTGACATTACAGCCGCGCTCTCAACAATGCTTTTAGAAAGACTGTCTAGAGACAACAAATCCCCAAAGTATTGTTCTACATAACTACGTCCATAATCTTCTCCGTCAACCCTGTGCATTCGCAGGGCAATAAATGGACTCTTTTCTTCTGGATAAGTCGTGTAAGAATCCGGAATAAGCTTTCCGTTTATTTCTTGATAGATCTCTACCTTGTTTTTTTGGGAAAGATGACAACAAGTATAAAGGTCTATATTACTCTCGTATTGGGGAAGGTCTCCCACAAAAGGCAGCAACTCTGGGCTAAGGGAAGAAACCGAAAGCTTTTCTTTTAGAATGATTTTCTTTATTTTTCCGAGAGAGCAGCGTTTTACAACATAGTTGTCTAATCGGAAAACACGCATTCCTCCATCGTCTGGGAAATGAACGAGGACGTTTCCTACAACCAATAGCTGCTTAAGGGCCTCAAACAAAGAAACTCGGATTGTTTGCCCTTCTATATCGCGCATTACAATCCTCTCCATTTCGGAAAGGCTTGTCTCTGCCTCCGTTTTTGCTTGCGGGGAGAGGGAGGCTAGGTTTTTTGATGCTTTAGGGTCAATGACAAACCTAAAAAAGGGCGCGTTTGGGGGAAGGAGGGATAAAAGCAAGGCCGAAGCCAGATTATTTACCCCCCGTGCGCCTACAGATTGATAGGGCGTAGGAAAAAAGGTAGCAGATTGATCCCCCTCGTCCGGTAACAAATGAGGCAGGGTTAGCCTAGAACAGTCTCGACCTCTGGTTAAATACGAATATCTTTCTGTCTCTAACTTTAAATACTCGCTTTTTAGGGTTCCCATCGTTTTTGGTTATGGCGTTGTTTTACCGCCTGAGGAGCCTCCTGCTCCGGGAACGCTAACTCCATAGCCGCTTTGAGGCTGGATAACAAGACCCTTCTTACCACGCCGCTTCATGGTTTGTTCGTTCTGAACCTGAGGCTTCTTAGGGGCCGCTTGCTTAGTAGGTTCCGTTAGCCTAATAATATCCGTTCGACCACCAAGGTTATACTGAGGTGGAGGGGGAGGGGGAGAGGGTGCGCCACCAGAACACATCATTGGATTGACTCCATCATTGAATTTGCTCCATATAAAGGGTTTTTAAAAACACAACAACAGACCGCTGCCCAGATCTATAATAGATTTCATTGGACGTTTCGGCTAAAGAGGCACATTGTTCTGGAAAGTTTTGGTCTAAAAATTTTACCAATTCTTGGGTTACGATTGGGATTTTTTCGTATTCCAGTTCCTTAGAAGGCTTGTTAATCATTTTTAACTACTTTCTTGCTTTGAATATAGGCGTACAAAATAATAACATAATTAATTACATCCAGAACAGTATCCCTAAGAAAA